AGACTGTACAAGTGGCTCTGTTGCTGAAACAATAGGACCATTTGGTGAAGTATTACCTAAGTTAAATCCTCTAGCATCTGTAGGGACATTTTGGTAACCTTTCCAGCCAACACCATCATGTATCATAATGTCTACATCGCCTACTGCGGCATTAAACCATTTAGTTCCGTCTGCCGGGTCTGCTGTTGGTTGTGTAGTACTTGCTGAGTAAATGTAAGTTTGCCAATTAGATATAACTATATCTGAATTGTTACCTGCTCTTGCTGTAGTTAAAGAAGCAGTAATACCAGCATCTGCTACTGGAGTTCCTGTACCGTCTTTAAGCACAATAACACCACCTAAGTCGTGTGTTAATGTAATAGCATTTGTTGTTGTGTCTCTCGAAACTGACAAGTTAGCAATATTTGCCGATGTAACATTACTTACAAATGTTTCAGCAGTTGTTCCACTCATTGTAATAGTAACTGCCGTTGTTAACGTGTTTGATTTCTGTGACATTTGAATAGTAAATGTTTCACTTGATGTAAATGTCGGAGATGCTGTACCTGTTACACTAGTAACACCTTTAGCAATTCTTTTGAAGAATTTATAACTTCCTCTTCCGTTATCTTCAGCATCTTGTTTAACATATAGTGTATCAGCCGCTACATTAATTCCACCGCCTGCTTTATCTAAGCCATAGTTTGCTGATTGATCGTTAGCATAAACTGTAGCCGCATTTGCTTCAAATAGTTTAGTATTAGCATTATAAGTTTTTAGACTAAAGTTAGCACCTTTGTTAGGTGTTGTTGATTTAATCCAAATAGACCCTGTTGGTCTAGTATATGTATCTGCTGTTTTCCATTCAGGAACTGATGTATGTGGAGCAAAATCAAATTTTGGAGCCCAATATCTTCCAGCAGTTATCCCTGTAACGTCAAGTATAGTTCCTGTGCCATTTGCTATTAATACTGATCCAGTGTTACCACCACCACCGCCATCAGCAGTAGCATTAGCGTAAATTTCTAATTTGTTATTAACAACTGCCGCTGTAACGCCTGTTTCGCCGGCACCTGTAATATCACTTGCTAGTGATGTTACTGAAGTACCTGATGCTGTAACAGTAGTTCCGTTAACAACAATCGTATTGTTCTGAACAATAGAAGGACTACTATTTGTTCCTGTTATTGTTGGATGTGAACTTTGCCAAGCCTGAGTTCCTGTTTGTACCCAAATATTTCCGCTATTTTTGTAAAACAATGGATTCTTAGTGTTTGTAGCATCAATGGCATAATCACCAATTGATCCATAAGAGCTCTTAGGAGCGCCGCCGGAGATGTCATTGGCGTCAGTAATTACTTTTGGTACTACGTTAGTAAACTTTTGTGTGGCTTCATTCCAAACATGTACTCCAAATAAAGTGTTACTAATATCAAACCATTGTGTTCCTGCCGCAGGTGCACCTGAAGGTCTACCTGAAGAAGTAGATAATTGACCTAAGTCAACATCTGCTCTTGTAACATACGCTCTATTGCTAACACCTAATACGCTGTAGGCCGCCATAAGTCCGTATTCGTTAACTTCACTACCGTGTAGTGCCGTTCCGCTTGTATTTTTATGGAAAGTAGGCTCTCCATAAGTTGTTACTAATTCTCTCTGCGAACCTATTAAAAAAGTTTTTGCCGCATTTGCTTTTGTAGTACCTGCCGCTGTTGCTGTGCTAGTACCACTTGTTTTGTCTTGGGCCGTTGCTATCACAATAAGAGGAATCGTTCCAACTGCCGTTGGAGCGTATTGCGATTCGTCTGTAATTGTAACGTCAATACCTGGTGATATAAGTGCCATATTATTTTTTCCTCACTTTAAAAAGTTTAAATTATTATACATTGTATTTAGCGATTAACGATAAAAAACGTCAAAATAGATGCCCTTTATAAAGGGCACCAGCGTATAAATACTCGTATGACTAGGCCTATATGTATCACTTGTAACGCTCCAGCGGCGGTTAATTATAAAAGAAAAGATAAAACTTATTATCGTAGATTTTGTGATAGTTGTATACGAGAGCAAAAAAAGCCTAATCGCTTTAAAGTACATGGCTATCAAAAGCAAAATACATGTGACCATTGCGGATATCACAGTAAATTTCCTGAAGTTTTTTTAATATGGTATTTAGATGGGAATAAAAGTAATACTAGAATAGCCAACCTTAAAACAGTATGTAAAAACTGTGAAGTTACTCTAGCGAGGCTTGGATGGTCAAAGATTGCTGGCGATCTAACACCTGATCAATAGATGTATATAATGTTTCCATTGTATCTTGATTCATAATAGTAAAGTCAAAATCCCAGCCTGCCCAACGCCATTCACTGCGATGTACATCAGGATATGCTTTTGATATAGGATTATCTTCTGGGGGTGGGTTTTGTTCTCTATTTAATTTTCCGGCTTCTTTCCAGTACTCGGGTTCTTCTTCTCGCCACACTTCCCATGTAAAACCTTTAAGCCCTTTAACCATTTCAAGTTCATTAAAGAACCTACAGTCTGGGATCACAAAGTTTCCGTTAGGATTTTCTAGTATTTGTTGCTTAACTAAACTAACCCAAATGCCATCAAAAAATCCACGTCTTAAACATTCAGTTCCGTATAGTTGTAATACTGTTCTAGGTGTTACTTCTTTACCTGTTTCAGCAGTCCAGTACTTGTCAATTTTTTCTCTAAATTCTCTAGACTCAACTGTGTCACCTTCAAGCAATGCTCTATCCCAACCAAACAGGGTTGATACACCGTCTTTTAATCTGTCAGCGAAACTTAGTTTTGTAAAGTTGTGTTGTTCTACTAGATAGTCAGCAACTGTACCTTTACCGTTGCCTATTAACCCACATATCCCTATAATCATACTTGTATTATACTACAAAGTCCTAGGCATTGTCAACCTTTTTGATGCTAATAAATGTATTAACCAAAATACGCCTGTGTAAAATAATGTGCCTAATAACGTATTACCAAAGAAAGGTATAGCCATAACATAACAAGTCCAAAGTCCTGCTAGTGTTAAACCATAATAACCACTTAACCACACACTAAAGTTTGTAATTAAAAAGAATATTATACTTGCCAATAAGGCATTGCCAAACACATTTCTAAACTGTAATTGTGTTGCTAACAATACAGCACCGTATGTCCAGAACATATAACTATGAAATCCCCAATACAAATCGCCTATTAACATAGCACCCAATGTTACAGGAATTGCTAGTAAATTGTTCTTCATAATAAAAGGAACAAATACGGCTACTGCTAGTATTGGTGTAAAGTTAGGAGGGTGTGGAATAATTCTACTTAATCCAAGTAAACATGTGAAAAATAAAACCCAAAGTATCTTTTCTACCATAATGTAACTTTTACTCCTGCTTGAATATTAATACCCATTTGGTTATATCCATCTGGTTGTTCGTATTGCTCGTCTGTAATATTATACACACCTAAATAAAATAACTTATTCTCAACTGACTTATTAAGTACAAAATCAAATGTTGTTATAGCGTCTTTATTTATTCTGCTATATGTAGAACTATCAATGTCTTTGTGTTTTCCGTAATAGTTCATTGTAACTGTATAACTTAAATCATCTATAATTTTAGATATACTAGAATTATTAGTCCATGTAGGTCGACGTAATTTTTCAGCACCAGTATTTAACTTTGCTTCAGTATAAGTTGTATTAGAATTGAACATATAACTATTATATGTTTTATTTAATCCTACTTCTACGCCTTTACTAGTACCGCCTTCTGCTACGTTACTATATGTTGAATCACCATACGTTATACTATCTTTTTCTGTAATATAAAATAATGCCGTATCTAGCCAATTATTGCTATAACCTATTTCATAAGAATCAAGTGTTTCAGGAGTTAAGTTAGGATTACCTGTGTAACCATAACTGTCAATTCCATACATTTCGTAAAGTGTTGGTAGTCTATATCCTTGCGAGTAACTTGCTCTATAATTGTTATATGACCAGCCCAACCTAGAACTTTGCTTTGTATCAAAGTCACTTATATTGTCAACCCTTGTACTAAAACTTAAAATATTATCCTTGTACACTTTGTCCAATTCAAAAAACAAGCCTGTTACATATCTGTTTTCGTTTACAGAACTATTGTAACTATTAATATTTGTTTGAAAATTAGCATTTGCTTCATTATATTCTAAACCTAATGTGTAGTCATAACTTTCTTTATTAAAAGTATGTTGTGATAAAAATGTATCACTTGTACTTTTATAAGTATCAACTACTCCTGATTTATTATATGACCTATCATGTGTACTATTATTTAATACCACTTTAGATCCGTCAAATGTTTGTAATTCTAATTGATTATTATTCCATTCCCAGTCACTGGTATAGTTTAATACGTCTGCCGATCCACTATCTAAATTACTATTGTTTATATCTTTTATTTTATTAAATTTTAAAATATATCCGCTACCTATGTAATCATAGTTTATATTAAACGTGTTTGTTTCTAAAGGGTCCTTTTCTGTTCCTTCAGGATAAACACTTATCCCGTCAGTCGATGTTTGATTTGCTACAATTTTAAAATTATGATTATCCATAGCGTTTGTATCAGTTATACTAATTTCTTTACTAATATAATTATTTGATCCTATAGATACATCAATATAAGAATCACCATAAGCATTAGTATTCATATCAATAACACCTGCCGCGGCATTGGGGCCAAATGTATTACCCATTGGACCTTTTATAACTGTTACATGATTAATTCCAATCATATTATGTTGACTTAAATCATCTGCTCCACTTGGAGTACTATGATCTTTGATTGGTATTCCGTTCAATGTAATTAAACTATGGTCGCTTTCTGTTCCTCTAATAAACAAACTACTCGATTGGCCTGGAGGGCCATTTTGTATTATGTTTACGCCTTCGACTTTCTGTACACTATTGCTATCAATCACGTCATAAGAATACGTGGTTGTTGCTAAGTCACTTGCTGTACGAGGAATAGTTATGGTTATTTCAAGTGGTTTTATTTCTTTTTGTAATGTTTCTAAAACCAAATCTTCTGCTTTTGCTATTGTCATCATGAAAAGCAAAGTAAAAACGAATATTACTGTTTTTTTCATTCTGTATTATAGTGGAAAAACTTAACAAAGTCAAGTTTTTTTTGGAGTTTTATCCTATAACAAAACTTAAAGGTAAACTACCTTCTACATAGTTCATTAAGTCTTGCTCTAGTTTTTCAAGTTCAGCCATTGCTTCTTGTTTTAATTGATCACCGTTCATTGTAGTTCCACCTTGTGGACCAGCAATAGTGGCAAATTTGCTTCTTGCTTCGCCTAGCATATACTTACATTGTGCTTTTGTATAATCATATATCCAAGGTTTAGTTCTGTGATCTTTTAAAAGTGTTACGTCTGGCTTAAAGTTATACAACCAAAGCAATACACTTTCGCCTGTAGAGTTTACTTTTCTAACTATTGTTAGTTTTTTACTTACAGGATTAAATGTAAAATTTATATGTCCGCCAAACATCCTAGCAGTTAATTCCTGATACTGTGCGAATAATTCATATGTTGCTAAACCGCCAACTCGTCCAGCCTGCATTAAATAGGTATTAACATAGCCTGCTTCAAAAGGTTCAAAACTGTTAGCACCGTCGCCGTCGCTAGAACCAATTGTTCTACGAAATACTTGTCTTACTTCTGTAACTTGACTGGGTAATGTGTATTCTTGTGTGTCTTTTACTAGTTCTAAAAAGCCGTAACTTTCTTCAACGCTGTTCGAACTGCGTTGTCTATATACATCTGTGGCTTTATTAAAAGCAATATCATAATGCTGTGGGTCTAATTCCACATCTACCATGCCATCACCTAAACTGTATCGTACATAATCAATAAGTTTTTGCTTTTCAGTCTGGAGTTCTGTGTTTGCCATTTTATGTTCCTACGTTAATAGTAGTATTTAGCTCGTTAGCAAAAGGATTGTATCGTGATTAATACGGCCGTTTAGTTTAGTTTCTGTTACTTTAAGGTTTTCAAACATCTTTTTACGTTGAATTTTACCACATTTTTTAAACTCTGCTAGTTGCTCATCAGGTTTTCTTAGTGTTTTACACACACTTTGCTTCTCATCATACCTAACTACTGTAGTTCCTTTAACTTCTAATCCTGTGCCGTCACGCTTTTGTTTAAGAGGATCTATTGAAGAAGTTATGTAATATCCTAACTTTCTAGTTTTCGTGTTGTATACCCAAAGCTCGTTAGCCTTAATAATATCTACAGGGTTAATACTCACAAGAGCCAGTTTCTCATCTGCTTGTTTAAATTTTATTTTTGTTACTAGTTTTTCAGCACTCTTAGGCTTTACTTTACGAGGCTTACGAGTAAGTTTTGCTTCTGACGTTAACATATCACAAGCATCGCATATTAACTTAAATGCTTTATATCTACTTTGTATTTCTTGTTTAGTAAAAACAGAAAAACACTCGTCAAGTTGATTTCGCCAATCTAACTCTTGTTCTGTTAGTTTTGCTTTTTCTTTTGCTGAAGGTGGATTTAGTAATTCATGTAACTCATTATAACCCGGTTCATAAAAAGTTTTAATAATTTTAGCATGGTTACCTTTACATTCGTGTACTTTTAACCATCTCAAAGGTGTAAAATTTTCTAGATCTATAAGATCTACCTTTGCTTCCATAACATTATCAATTTCAACTGTCATTCTAATAGCCGCAGAATATAATCGTTGCTGTATTGTAGGTTGATACATTTGAATTTTTGTTGACTCTTCTTTTTCTTTTTCTTCTACAAGTGTCTTACCTTTTTCAATAGCACCTTCTACTTGTTGTTTAATAAACTCTCCTATAGGCTTAATAACACCCATAGTTCCTGGCAATGTTTGCCAATGATCATCTTCTTTTTTATTATAATTAGGCATACCTTGTAGCAACATACGACAGTTTATAGAAGTCGTTGTTCCTATAACATAACTAGGTACTGCTTTAGCACACTTAATTTCTGTAGCACTATATCCATTCTGCTTCATCCACTCGTAAGTATGCTTAACTAACTCATCAGGCTTAAACGTATGATAGTACCAAGAACTAGTTCCTTGCTTAAACCGGTGGTATTGAGCTCCGTCCCACTCTTCCCAGCCATCCCATCTAGGTTCTTTTAGTTTATCAGCCGCTGTTACTCTAGTTGCTCTAAGTTGTTTACGTTTTGCCAAAGGTTTCTCCTGTTTAACGCTTATATAGTCAATTATGTAAAATAGTTCGTGTTTTTGTGATTATTACATTACTATAACATCATTATGTTATTTGTCAACCGATAAATAATACTATCGTAGAATAGGAAAAAAAATATGCCAAGAATCTCAATGTGGAAAGAAAATAAAACGTTTGATTACAGTTTCCACGACAATCGTATCCGAGAAATGTTTACAATAGGCGGTACGGGTGTTAATATACACAAATACTTAGGTACATTCCAACAAGCGGGTGGTGATGCCACACAACCCAAGTATGATACTATTACAGAGAATCGTATACAAGATTTATTATTTTTAGAAAATAGGGATCGAAAATACGACCAAACTGTATACCAAATGAGAGGGTTATACAATGTTCAAGACATTGACTTTGACCTAACACAGTTTGGTTTATTTTTAGCAAACGATACTCTCTTTATTAACTTTCATATGACTGATATGCTAGATATCTTAGGAAGAAAATTAATGAGTGGCGATGTATTAGAACTACCACATTTAAAAGATTTTTATCCATTAGATACTGATTTAAGCACTTCGTTAAGAAGGTATTACGTTGTACAAGATGCTAGTAGAGCCTCTGAAGGATACAGTCCTACTTGGTATCCTCACTTATGGCGAGTAAAGTGTACACCTATAGTAGATTCACAAGAATATAGAGATATATTAGGAGACAATAGCGATTCTAATAGTTTAAAAAGTTTGCTTTCTACATACAAAAAAGAATTAGAAATTAATAATGCTATTATAACACAAGCAGAAGCAGAAGTTCCTAAAACAGGCTACGACACAGAAAAATTTTATGTAGTACCGACTAATAAAGACGGTACACCAGCAAAACCTAGCAGTAAAACCGCAGACACTACTAGTACTAAAGCAAGTTCATCAAATGATAACACTAGTGATACTGCTGTTTCGCCTGTAGGTAACGGATGGATCGGAGGCTATTTAGGTGGTGACGGTAAAGCACCTAACGGATTTAATGTTACTCCTGCAATACAATTTCCATCTAGTCCTGTAGATGGCGAATATGTTTTAAGGCTTGATTACATGCCTAATAGATTATTTAGATACGATGGTAAAAGATGGATTAAAGTTGAGGATAATGTTCGAACAACATTAGACGGAACTGGATTAACACAGCGTGATTCATTTATTAATAACACATCAACATATATAGACAACAAAGGTGTAGCGAAACCAGGAAAAACTGGTTTAAGTTCAGCACTAGAACCAGAGGCAGATGAGTAATGGAAAGCGTAATTAAAATAGTTTCTGAATACTTAGAAGTAGACAATGTTAAACCCGAGTCGCATCTTGTAGATGATTTAGGTGCTGACGTCTTTGATACAATTGAAATAATAATAAAAGTTGAAGATAAGTTAGGTGTAAAAATTCCCGACGAAGAAGGTAAAAACATAAAAACAGTACAAGACCTTATTAATGTAGTACAAGGAAATCAATAATGAAAACTTTTTTCTATGATGAACAAATTCGCAGATTTATTTTACAATTTGTTAGAATGTTTTCTCATTACCAAGTAGAATTTGGTAAAAGTAGAGACGGCAATACAACACTTTATCAAGTTCCAGTTAGATACGGTGATTCTAGCAGACAAGCATCTGCTATTATGAAACATAATAGTGAAAATGGCATTCCTACATCACCTCTTATGACTTGTTACATATCTGATTTACAATATGATAGAGATAGAATGCAACAACCTAGCCACATCGATAAAATGCATGTTAGAACTAGGGGCATAAATGAAAATACTGGAGCATATACACAACAACAAGGCGAAGCATACACAATAGAACGTGCTATGCCTACACCGTATAGACTTAATATGAATGTTGATATATGGACAACTAATACAGAACAAAAATTACAGTTACTAGAACAAATATTAACACTATTCAATCCTGATATGGAAATACAAAGTACAGACAATTATATAGATTGGACAAGTTTAAGTTATGTAGAACTAACCGGACAAACTTTTACAAGTAGAAGTATACCTACTGGGACAGATGATCAAATAGATATTGCTACATTACAATTTAGTATGCCTATATGGTTAAGTTTGCCTGCTAAAGTTAAAAAATTAGGAGTTATTAGAAGTGTTGTAAGCGGAATACATGACAATTCAGGTACTATTAAAGACTTAGACATGGGACTATTATACGGTAATAGGGTATCAATTACACCTAATCAATACGGTATTATATTATTAAACGGGCAAGTACAACTAATTGACTCAGCAGATGCTGTTAATAGTGCTCCTACTGTTGTTAGTACTAGTGCTGTTGGTCCTAGACCAGATTGGGAAACTCTTATCAACAACTGGGGCAAATTAACTCCATTAGGCAAAGCCACTATTGCTAACGGAACTAGCCAATTGCGAGTATCTACAACATCAGAAATAGATGGTGCTGAAGTTATAGGAACAATAGCACTACATCCGTCTAGTAAAGATATATTATTGTTTACTGTAGACACTGACACTATACCAACAAACACTTTAGACCCTATAGATGCTATTGTTGATCCTAGTAAAAAAGGACCTGGTGCTGGATTAGATGCTTCAGCAGACGGACAAAGATACTTGATTATAAACGACATAGGTGCTACGGGTAATGTAGATGGTGCTGATGCTTGGAAGGGTGCTAGTAACGAGGATTTGATAGCCTCAGCGAACGATATTATACAGTATACAAGTAATAAATGGCAAGTAGTATATGATGCTTCTACTAAAAAAACTAATACAGATTATCTAACAAATAGTAAAACCGGAATTCAATATAAATGGGACGGATCAAAATGGATAAAAAGTTACGAGGGAGAATACGAAGCGGGAACATGGAGACTGGTACTTTAACTGGTGTTGGTTGTTTATTTTGGTCTCGAAAAACTAATCGTTTTCTCTTTGTTTTAAGAAATACTAAAACATATAAATTTACATGGGCACTTGTAGGTGGCAAAGTTGAAACAGGTGAGACTGTTTATGAGGCTATGTGTAGAGAAATAACAGAAGAACTAGGCTCGTTACCTGACATTGTTAAAACTATCCCAATAGAAAAATTTACTCATAAAAAAAATAAATTTATATACGAAACGTTTGTTAACATAGTTGAAGATGAATTTATCCCTGTATTAAATGACGAACATGTAGGTTATTCTTGGGTAGATGTAGATCATTTTCCAAAGCCATTACACCCTGGATTATTTAATACTCTTAATATTGATGCGATTAATGATAAATTAAAAACTCTAGTTAATCATTATGTTAATGTTTAAAAGAGCCTATATCTAACTCTTGAATAAATTCTCTGTAAGGAAGATATCTTACATTCTTATACCACTTGTAAGTGTCAGGATACCCATTAGTGTTATTATCAACTAATGTAAATGATATATCTGGATATGCTCCAAATATTTGACACATACTTGCTTCCCATTTAGTACTTGATACTGTATGATTCTTTGGCATATATCCAGGTGATCCAGCATACATATTAGAATTGTATCCTTCTCCACCTTTTTGACCTTCATACCCTAACATGTAAATACTTTTATGCTTATCAAAACAAGCCATATATACTGCCATTGCTCCAGCATTCATTTGTACACTATACGGAATTAAATGAAACTTTCCTGGATGTTGTAAACAATTAGGTGCTGTTGAATATACAATTCTCTCATCAGCGTATGGTTTTTCTGAATACTCTGTACTATTTGCTATTTCTTCTGTAAGATCTTTACCTGTAGCAATTAAAAAATCGCATTGGAATTCTCTAGACAAGGCATTACATCCATAAGTTTGACAAGCCATAGATCCTAGCACTCCGCCCCTGTGACCTGATAATAAATTTATGTTAAATTTACTTCTGGATTCACCGTTACCAATACATACAGCAATACCCATATGAGTATCATTGTATACCGTACGTGGTATCCATTCTCTTGTTTCTTTACGTTCGTTGTTTTCGTATTTGACTGATGTTATAAAAAACTCACCGTCATACTCGTCACTGTTCTTTCCTAGCATACTCTTACTTATTACATACAATTATTAGTTAAGTGTTTTTTGGTCATAAAAAAGGGCGACCTAAGCCGCCCTTTAAGTATTTCAGTTAATTGTATGCTTACATTCTGCCTACAACTACTTCGATAGTACCTTCGCCTTCGTGATCTTCTAATGCTTTACCAATTACTTGGCCCATCTTCGGATCTTCTTCAGCTCTTGCTCCACCGTTTCCGTCACTTACCATCATGTCGCCTTTTTTGACAGATCCTGTAACTTTACAAGGAACTCTACCAACTAATGCTACAGAACACTTGTGCTCTGCTTCCATTTCAGCGTTCATTAAGTAAGCAGGATTAGATGTAACAACACCCGCTACTGATTTACAAGCATCCGTATCACATATTGATACTTCATGACTTCCACCAAAGTGTACAACTGTACCAGGCGCATATTCGGCATCTGCCGCATAGCACTCAGCCAAGTCAGCGTATTGTGCCGACGTTGCTGTACCAGTTAGTGTGTCTACTCTCATATTCGCATATGAAGAGATAGTTACGTTGCCTGCTGTAGTACCGTCTTCTGCTGTGTTAATTGCCGCGAATGTATCAGCACTTTCGTCCCAAATCATTCCAACATTAGCACTTGAACCACGTTCTACAACCCAACCACTATCATAAGCAGGAGTACCTGACTGTCCAGTTGCCCAAATTTGTAATGGATCTTCAACAGTTGTGTTAGTTGAACTAACAGTTGTTGTTGAACCGTTTACAGTTAAGTTACCTGAAACAATCATGTTTCCTGTACAAGTAGCGTCATCATTCAATTGAATGATTCCAGAACCGTTTGATGCAAGTACTAAGTTTTCGTTAGTAACATCATTCTTAACAGAGTTTCCAATAACTGTAACGTTACCAGACTTAGAACCTGATGGTAAAAGTATACCCGTTGCTGAGTTATCAGCATGAGCAGATATTGACACACCAGAGCCCATAGTAGTAGCTCTATTAATTTCAATTCCAGAACCAGCAGATAGTTGTAGTTTACCTGAGCCTGAACCACCATTAACACTTAGGTTTTGGTTAGCATCAGTACCCATAGTAATTGTACCACTATCATCTTGTAGTACTTGTTTACCATTAACGTATAATGATCCAGAGGATACATACAAGTCTTTCCATTGAGCGTTTGAGGCACCCAAATCATGTCCTGTTGTTCCGTTGGAGTTAACGTTTGGTATAAGACCAGCACTTGTAAATTTAGCAATAGATGTACCAGCAACTGTGAACTGAATTTCGTCAGCGTCAGCAGTTGGCTCTACATTAATGCTAGTGTCCGCATCAGCATCTTGCATAGCAGTGATAGTTGATGTAGTAGTTAATACTCTAGCATCAACAGTATCACCAGTTGCCGGAGCCTCTGTGAACGTTAGTGTTGTTCCACTTACAGCGTAAGCATCAGTAGGAATTTGTACCACACCATTGATTGCTACCAATGTTGTAGAAGTAGTTCCTGACGAACTTAGTGTAAATGCGGTAGTAGTATCATCACCAGAGAATGAGTCTGCTGTCATAACCGTAAAGTCAGCACCAGCGTTCCATTCAGAACCAGTGTAGATTTCTTGTGTACCTAAAGTAGTATTGAATCTATACATACCTGTAGCAGGTGAAGCCGGACGTTGTCCAGTTGTACCTACCGGTATAATCATAGAGTCAGTAGCAGAGATGTGTAAAGTAGCATCGGTAGTTGGCGAAGCCGTTCCCAAACCTACGTTACCAGTTGAACCTTGAATAAAGAAAGCGTTAGCATCATTATCCGATTCAATTCTGACGTCAACATCTGCACTTGCTTCGTTAACAACAATCTCTTGTCCAGCAACACCTTCAATTATAAGTTTGCCAGATGTAGATGAAATTGTGTTTCCATCTATTGAGACATTGTCAACAGCCGCCGCTGTAGTTGTTAATGTAGTACCATCAAATGTTAAGTTAGCACTATCTTCAATAGCACCACTTGTACCTGCTGTTACAACACGACCTGAAGTTAGATCTTCAATAACAGCATCTGCCAAAGTAGCAGTCCCGTCAACCTCTAGGTGTCCTGACGCTGTAACTTTACCAGTTACGTCTAATGTACCACCAACTGCTGTATTACCAGTAGCATGAGCAACTGTGAAACTTGAAGAAACACTAAATGTTGTTCCGTCAAATGTTAAGTTAGCATCATCTTCTAAAGCACCGCCTGTACCAGCAATAGTAATTCTATTGTTAGTCAAGTCAGATACTGTAGCAGAGTTTACTGTAACACCAGCCGAAGTAGCCGTAAGAGCCGTTGTTGAATCTAGTTCAACAGTAAAGGCACCATTTGAGCCAGTATCACTGATTGTAGCAGTTGAGTTTAACTCAACTAGTCTTGTAACCGCGCCTGATTGAGCATCAACATATGCCTTAGTAGCCGCATCAGTAGAAGCAACAGGTTCAGCAACGTTAGTTACTTTGTTTGCTCCCATTGAGATTGTTTGTGATGAAGCAACTGTTATAGCACCGTTAATTGCTGTAGAACCAGTAACTGTTAATTGTCCGCCAACCGTAGCCGCGCCATCAACATCTAATAGTCCACCCATGTGTAAGTTTTCAGCAAGACCTAAACCGCCGCCAACAACAAGAGAACCTGATGTGTTGGAAGTAGATGTTGTTGTTGCCGAAGCAGTAATAACACCTGTTGAGTTCAACGTACCAGCAATTGCAGTATTACCAGTTGCCGCCGCTACTGTCATTTTGTTAGTAGCAACACTAAAGTCACCGCCAACATCACCAGCACCACTAATATTAAGTGTAGCACCAATGTATTCACCAGTAGTAGTTACGTTAGTTCCGTCATATGTAAATCCAGCGCCGTCTTCAAGTAAACCTGAAGTACCTGCTGTTACAACACGACCGTCTGTTAAAGCACCAGAAGTTACAGAGCCAACAACAATATTACCTGCTGTTCCACTCATTACTTCTGAAGTGTTTGTAACGCCTGTCATATAAACAAAAGCATCTGCTGAGTTATCATAACCAAAGAAGCCAAGTTTAGCACTTCCGTCATAATATCTAAATTCAATACCTCTGTCTTTACCGTCATCACTACCAGGAGCAGAATCGCCACCTAATGTAAAGATCGGATCGTCAATTGTTACAGTTGTTGAGTTTGTAGTTGATGTTGTACCGTTAACTGTTAAGTTACCAGTAACAATTAGGTTGTCGCCAACCGTAACATCAGAACCACTTGAAGCAAGTGTGCTTCCAGTAATTGATAAATCAGCCGCAGTAAATACCGCTGAGTCAAAACTACCAACTTCTACACCGTCGTTTGTAAACGTAATCTTACCGTCTGAACCAGTATCAGTAACAACAACACTTGAGTTAAGTTTAGTTATTGTGTCACCTGCCGCAGAAACTGTATTGTCTACATAAGTTTTTGTAGCCAAGTCTAAGTTATCTGCTGGAGCATAAGAACTGTGAGCTCTCATTTGTAACGCACCTGCCGCTGTCGCACCAACTGTTAAAATATCAGTTGCTGTTCCGCCGACTGCCGCGTTTAGTACAATAGCACCGTCTTCTGAACCGTCTGCTATAGCAACCGAAGTTCCCATTAATTCAGCAAACTGTGTAGCATTGCCACCATCGTCATCACCTGTCCAAGCAATAGAACCTAATTTGTCGCCATCTGCCGCAGAAGCACTATCTTTTACAAAGTGTACTCTACCGCCTTCAGCGTCAGCGTTAGTATTCTTAAGTTGGATATCTGGTTTTGAACCACCGGACTGCTCTAATAAAAGATCAGAACCAATAGTACCATTAACTGTAATAGCATCAGCCGAAGCGTCACCTAAAGTTACAGCACCATTTAAAGTAGATGATCCAGCAACCGTTACGTTAGTGCTTACGTCTAAAGAACCACCCATGTGTAAGTTCTCAGCAAGACCTAAACCACCGTCAATGATTACAGCACCAGTAGTAGTACTAGTTGATGTTGTAGTAGCATTAAAGTTTGAAGCACCTGTTACGTCAAAAGTACTTCCAACAACAACGGCACCTGCCGCACTTGCTGTAAAGTTACCACCAACGTCTAAAGCGCCTTCAGTTACTATTTGTCCGCCTGTATAAATGTCTTCTGCGACACCTACACCACCGTCAACAATTAAAGCACCAGTTGTCTTTGAAGACGATGCCGTTGTTGCGTTTAAGTTAACTTGACCAGTTACATCAAATGTACCACCGACAGTAGTATTACCACTTGCCGCTGTTACAGTAAATTCACTGCCGTCGCCAACTGCGAACGTAGTACCATCAAAGTGTAGGTTAGCATCGTCTTCGACAACACCAGCCGCACCTGCGATTAGTACTCTGTTATCTGTTAAATCAGAAATTTTAGCACTTGCTAAAGTTACTTCTGACGCCGAAGCAGTAAAAACTGTAGTTGAATCAAGTTCCATTGCTACTGAACCTGTTCCACTATCGCTTACTGTTACGGTTGTATTTCCTTCTACAAGACGTGTACTTGAGCTTGTTGCTGAATCAACATAAGCCTTAGTTGCCGCGTCTTGAGCCGAACTTGGATCAGCAA